GGTGCATTCTGTTCCACCTCTCTGGTGCTAACTATGCAGGGAATGATCTTCCTATTAATTCGAAATATAAATATGGATCTGGAATTATTTTTTACCGTAATTCAAATTCATGCAAAATCGTATTATTTCCGGAAGAAATAAAGCCAGTCTGGAAAATGAGTAATTGGACAAAATGGAAAGACTTCGCAAATAATATAGTCGATTAACAGTAGCTAATTCTTGGTCTTCCCATTTAGTTCATTAAAAAATTTCATAAAAAGCTACCAATGGAGTGTGCTAAGTACGTTTGAGAACAATGTAAAAACGTATAGCACTCAAACTGATTTCATGAAAGGAGTTGATAGAATTGGAAATTAAAGGTATTGACGTATCATCTTATCAGGGCAAGCCAGACTGGGCGAAGGTAGCAAAAGCCGGATACAAATTCGCCATTTTAAGAATCCATCAGAAAACTGGCGTTGACGGCTCATTCGAGTACAACTACAAGGGATGCAAGAGCAACGGAATCCTTATCGGTGGATATAAATATTCATACGCTCTAACATCGGCGCAGGCGATTGACGAAGCGGAAGATGTGATTGCCGCACTGAACGGACGCGGACTGGACTTTCCAGTATTCTACGACCTTGAATGGTCTAATCAGCGAAAACTCGGTAAGCAGGCGATTGAGAATATTGCAGTAACATTTCTGACCAGAATCAAAAAAGCCGGTTATAAAGTTGGCATTTATTGCAATCTTGATTGGTACAATAACGTTCTGTCAGATACTCTGAAAAAGTACGATTGCTGGATTGCTCGTTATCCGGCAAGCGATAATGGTTCTATACAAGAAAGATTGCGACCATCTGTCGGTGTAGGCTGGCAGTATTCCAGTAAAGGGAAGGTTCCGGGAATCAATGGAAGCGTAGATATGAATGTGTTCTACAAAGATTATAGAGATTCTGTCCAGAAGGGGGAAACAGCAGTGAGTAAAACAAAATTACAAGAATTCACGGAACTCGGTGATTATTATGCCTCAAATGGTGGATACCTTGAAAAGAAGAGCAATGCCTATCTGGATGATTTTAAAAAGAATGCAGGATATAACAATTACACCAAATTCGCAAGAGATGTGAATAGCTGGGGGCAGCCGGGATGCCAGGGACAAGCGTGGTGCGCGGAATTTCAGTTCTGGAAGTTGGTAAAAGTAATTGGAATCACAAATGCCCTCAAAATCATGGGTGGTGGTTTTTATAACTGTCAGAGCGTAAAAAACTGGTCAAAAAAACAGGGCACATGGCATAACGCTCCGAAACTTGGTGCACTTCCGATTTTCCGAAATGGCTCCCACATTGGAGATGTACAGAGTTTTAATGGAGCTAGAATTTATACTAATGAGGGAAATACTTCCAGTGCTCCAGGAGTGGTGGCAAATGGCGGAGCGGTTCGCAATAAGTCCTATTCCATCAACGATCCAGCAATCGACGGATATGTTTGGATTGATTGGGAATCCTATGAAGATACTGCCACGTGGAAAAAGACAGGAACTAGAATAGCGACTGTGAACGATTTATACGTCCGTGAGACACCGAATGGATATGTAATGGGTTCTATTGATAAAGATACTGTTGTTGATATTGATGGAAAAGTAAGTGGAAAATGGACGCATGTTAAAGTTTCTGGAATTGGTATTGGTTGGATTTGGACTGGATATCTGGCAAAGGAGGGTGGCCCCGCATCCGCTACTATTACAGGAAAACAGGATAAGACACAGGTGCTTTTCAAGGGGAATGTAACCGCCACTGTGCTTAATGTGCGTACATGGGCTGGGACTGAGTACCCGAACATCAAAAAATACCCAAAGCTCAACCAGGGAAATGAAGTGGAAGTAATGAATTTTACCCAGAAAGATAAAAACGGTAGTAAGTGGTATTATATCCGTATTGCAGGAAAGTATTATGGCTTTGTATCTGCAAAATATATTAAGAAGCAGTAAAAATATCCCGGGGAATTACCCCCGGGAATTTCTTTTTTTAATTACCGACAACATCAATGCGCCAGTTCGTCAGCTCATATAAGATATCATTAATTATTCTTCTGGATTTTTGGGAAAATGTCGAGTTGAAAACCAATCTCTTTTCCTTTCCCGTAAGCGTTTTTGGTATCTTTTGAGTAGACAACCTTTTCAATCAAACTCTTAAGCATTTTATTCTTCGATTCCGTGTCAAGGCTCCAATAATTATCAAGCAACTCTTCGCAGCGCGGGATAAAATCCGACCGTTGTTTTATAATGTTCTCGTCATGCTTGATTTCTTCTTTTAATTTTTCTATAGTGTCGGAGCATGACTGGATAGATGCGGATATTGTTTTAGCACGTTCAAGAAAAATCTCCGTGGTATAGATACCCTGTTCGAGTAGGTCGTATTGTTTTGCTTTCTGAGAGTTCAAGCTTTCCAGCTCGTTTTCTTTCTCATGTATGAGATTTTGTTTAGAGGTTATTACGCAATCAATATCCTTTGAAGATGCATTAATATCATTGTTTAACTTATATTCCTCCACAATCTCCCTAATTCCATTAATCACAGATTTTTCAACCAAAGACAACTTGCTGCTTACTGTGGGGCAAGATGTATAAGGACACATGAGGGTATCTTCCTGCCTGCGCTTTTGATAAGGGCGGCGAACCATGGCGCGACCACATTTGCTGCAATAGACAATTCCGGCAAGTGGATTACGAATCGAGTTTGCTATACTAACTGGGCGAGGCGGGTTCTTTTTTCGTATTTCCTGGACGGAATTATACAGATCTTCTGATATAACAGCCGGATGTAATCCATTACAAATAAGAGTATCTTTTGATCGTGGGCGTGTCTTAATTACTTGACCATTCTGTATAGTCTTCACTGTTTTTCTCCCATTCCATCGGATTTTCCCGATGTATACCGGATTTGTCAGAATTCCCTGTATACTGGCAGGAGTCCAGTCACCGCCCAGTGCAGATTCTATTCCCATTTCATTTAATTTCCGTGCAATCTTCGCAACTCCGATTTGTTCGCAGCCATCACCGGAATACCAGGTGTAGATCATTTTTACAATCTCAGCTTGAGTCGGAACAGGTCGGAGAGTATAGCCTTTTTCTTTTTCGAGTTTTACTCTTTCGTATCCGTAAGGTGGTTTGTTGCCACAGTATTTCCCTTCTTTTACTGATGAGATCCTTCCGGCATTCAGTCGGCGCTTGATGGTTTTATACTCTCTGCGGCTCATAAATAGCCCAAACTCAAAATATTCTTCATCAAATTCATTGTTTGGATCATATATTTTTGTGGGGGTAATAATTTTCGTGTCAGAATACTGGAAAGCCCTTGACACAACACCTTGGTCGATGGTGTCACCTCTGGCAAGACGTTCTACTTCCACAACCAAAACCCCATCCCACATACCGGATTCTACCTCATGCAGAAGTTGCTGCATGACAGGACGGTCGGCGATAGTTTCCCCAGATACCACTTCGCGGTAAATTGCACCTACAATGTACTCTTTTTTCTTTGCAAGATCTAACAGGATCCGTTCATGTCTGGAGAGGGTTTCACCCTCTCCATGCGCTTCAGCTTCACGATCGGCCCTGGATTTCCTTAGATAGATGCATACTGATTCATTCATTTTATCATTCTCCTTTTTTTACTTGTGTGATAATCCAGGAGATGATATAATTATGGTGTAGGTAAGATTTTCTCCGGATTATCTTATTTATTAAAACCGGTTCCTGTTGGTCGCAGGAGCCGGCTTTTTTATTATTTATTCTATTTCATCAATATCAAGAGAATATCCAAAGACTTCTCCAACATCTGTACATTTCCCTTTTAAAGTAACTGTCTCTCCTTTGGTCATGGAAGCTACTTTTGTTTTTTGTTCATCATTTTTTATGTAGCATTGAACTCCGATAATCTCAAAGTCTCCATCAGCCATCAAGTCAATATACTTTCCAGAAGCGTCAATGTTTGTAAGTTTTCCAGTAATTTCAAGATATTTATCTTTGTATTTATCAGACGCTCCCATGGCATTGTTATCAAGATCTGCCATCATATCATTAACTGATACGGAAGTGTATTCTTTTGGTATATCTTCTTTTTTACTTGATGTAGAATTTGTAGATTTCGTACTGGAATTACTATTACTTCCGCCTGTCACCGCACCTATAGCACAAAGGATGATAAGGGTAAGCAGAATCCACTTAAACTTTCCACCTTTTAATTTCTTCCGGCACTGCGGACACACTTTAGCGTCTGCCGGAATCTCTGTTTTGCAATATTTGCACTTTTTGGTCTTTTCCATAGAAAATCCTCCTCATATGGTTTATTTTTGTATCAATTTTACAACAAAACACGATAAAACACAATAGAATAGAATAATTCGACATAAATTGAAAGAAAAATAATGCTTGACTTTTGGGCGTACATAATATATTATTTATGCGAGGACAAAAATTGGAGGTGAATAAAATGTCCCCTAGAACTGGAAGACCACCGATTAACGATGTATCCAGGACTGAAAAACTTAATATAAGACTGACAAAAAAAGAAAAAGACCGCATTGATAAATGCGCAGAAGTCCTTGGAATTTCCAGAACTGATACCATAATGAAAGGTATTGGATTAGTGGAAAAAGAAATCGGCGAGTAAAAAAAGAAATGGAGCAACCGCACCAGCAAAGTGAAATGGTTGCTCCTACCTCCAAATGGAGATATTCAAATTATAGCACTGAGTATCTTTATTTGGCAACCACAAACATGAAAAACGGAGGGCTAAATATGTTAGATACTATTTTGAATAAAACAATTGATGAAACAGATAAAACGCCTATTGAAATCGCACTTGGCATTGATGAGAATGGATACACCACGGCAAGGGCTTTGTATGATTTTCTTGATATGCCGAAACAAAATTTTGCTAGATGGGCTAAAAAGAATATTGAAGAAAACGAATATTTTGAAGAAAATGTTGACTGGTGGGGGTTCTTCACAATGAAGAACGGTAATGAATGCAAAGATTACCGTCTCACCACGGACTTTGCAAAGCACCTTTCAATGGAAAGCCATTCTGCCAAAGGGAAGATTGCGCGCCAGTATTTCCTCAAAGTCGAAACCAAGCTGAAAGAAGCCGTAAAACAGAGTATCGCACCCATGACGCCACTTGAACAGCTCCAATTACAAGCTCAGGCAATCTTGCAGGTAAATGAAAAGGTTGACGTCCTGGATAAGAAACTGGAACGCCTGGAACTTGATCTCCCGATTCTGCCAATTGAAGCCGACCGTATTACAGAAGCAGTCCGCAAACGTGGAGTGGACATCCTGGGCGGAAAAGGCTCGAACGCATACCAGGACAGGTCTATGCGGCAGAGAGTGTATAGTAACATCTACACTGATCTGAAATCAAACTTCCGTGTGCGCTCTTACAAGTCAATCAAGCGAAACCAGTGTGACTCTGCTTTGAACGTGATCGCACGATATGACGCACCCCTGTATCTCCAGGACGAAATCCATATGATAAACGGACAGCGCTCAATCTGGGACGACTGAACGAAAAAAGTAGAATTTTCTCGATTTTCGTCAAATACAACATTAATGTAAGAAAATTTGTGCAAGATTGAGATATTGTATGATTGTTATATTGAGAGTATAATATAAACTAATTTGGGAGGAATTTTATGAAAGGAATAAAAAAGCTGGTTATATTTTTTCTGTTCGGAATAATGCTCACATTTTCTGTGCATGCGCCGCTATGTGAGAGTATTGATCCAACAGATTCCGAAGTGATTATTAAGACAAGTGCCAACAATCAATATGTGATACATAATTATACACAGGCGGTTGTATCTGAAGCAGAGCAGCAGTCATTTGTTGTGAAGAAAAGCAACAATATTTCTGCGGAATGTACATGTCATTTCTTTTTCAATCGTTCAAGACAAATGGAGGGAACACTTTTTAAGCAGAGGGCAAGAAGTATGATCCAGTCCGTTCTATATCGCTGAGAAGAGGGTATAATGGAATAAAAGAGAACAAATGTTCTTGCTTGCGCGATATTGGAGGGACGGACATATGGATTACAAGAAAGAAATTATTGAAATGATACAAAAGATAGAAAACAGATGTTGGCTGAGGTCAATATACATTTTCATAAAAACATTAATCGGTTAAAAAGAAAAGCCAAGGGTTTGCGCATTGCCCTTGGCTATTTTCTTATTTCTTTTCGTAAATCGTGTCTAGGAGTTTTTCCAAGTTATCCCATCCGGAATCATCCAGTTTTGCTAGAGCATTGATGAGACGGTATTTAAAATCATCATCACTAGACTTCAGAACATTTCCGAACAACTTAGAAATTTCATCGTTTTTGTTCTCTGGTTGAAACGGTTCTCCAGTTCCATTTCTTAGCCATTCTTCATTTACGTTAAATTCTCTGCAAACATCATCAATAGTCCGATCTGACGGAACTTTGCTTCCCATTTCAATTTGCGCTACAAAATTCCTACTTATCTTTAGTTTGTCTGCAAATTCTTGCTGAGTTACGTTTAATTCTTTTCGTAACTCTTTAAACCTGTCTTTCAATTTAATTCCTCCTTTCTGAAAATATAATATCATAAAATGTTTACAAAGTCAACAAAAAGGTATTGACAAATGTTGTCTGAGGGACTATACTGTGTTTACAAGGTAAACAAAGGAGGTGAGAACATGAAATACAGTCCGCTCGGAAGTGGAAAAGTGATATCTCAAACTTTCAATGGTAGTTGTTTGGAAACCACTTTTGAAAGAGAGAACGAATTGAAGTCCGAATATGAAATTTATGTAAACTGGATGAATCCGGATCAGTTAGCAGAAGTTTCATTTCAGTTGCCCTTCCACGATTGGCAGACACTTGAAAAGTCTGAGGTTTGGAGAAATCTGGATGAATTTCTTTCGGAAGTTCAAATCGAATATATTCCGAAGTACCGCCAAGTCCAACCAATTGTAGCGGAAAAGGTTGTGTATAGAAGTCTGTTAGGTTCTTTAGTTGCATTCTTTCGTGATAAATTGATTCGCCAATAGCACGCCCTTTTAAACATGAATAATGGGTTCCACTATACACGTAAGAAATATTTACGATTGATATGGCAATTCTGGAATGATTGATGATTTCAAAATGAACAATCAACTCATTATTATCTTTCAACTTGAAGCCAATAGGAATAAATTCTATTTTTTTTCGAGATTGGAATAAGTTCCATACAGTTCCAGCAGACCCTATTAACCCAAGCATAAAGGAAACATTTTCAAACGTAATGATTTCTTTAGCCGATTTTAAAATTGAAATAATTTGATTTATTTTAATCGCCTCCCATCTACTGGGAGTATATCACAAGAAAGGAGTGAGCGCATGTCAGAAAAAGAAAAAAGAATCGTTGAAAAGCTGAAAGATGCGATTCCTAATATGTCAGAATTCGACAAGGGATACATTCTTGGTAAGACGGAAAGTTTTTCCGAGAATAAGCCAGATGATTCCGGCAAGGCGCAGAAAGAAAGTTCATAAGTTTCTTGAACCAAGGTTGCCAGAAGTTAAGTAGAAAGGAGTGTATGAAGATGGAAGGAAAATCAATCGCCGGACTTACGGACTATGCTTTTGAGATGCTTGGATATGATAAAGAAAAGATTCTCAAGGCAGTAGAAAATTGCGTAATGGCAATGGGAGAATTGACAATCGCAGAAAGCAAAGTTGCCCGTAAGCATCTGGACTCTGTTATGGAAGAAATGTATAAGCGGAGTCAAGACACCTTAATAAATACTATTCAGCCTCGTTTATAATCTTATTTTCATGAACGACAAAATTATAAGCATAGTTATAGGCTTGTACATACTGGTTGGACAGTGACAGTACATCAGAAGAATTAACTTCATCTTCTCTGTTTAATTTATTAACTTGTGCAGTTGCTTGGATATAAGCTAAAGCAATATTGTGTGCTGCCAGTTCTGAATTTATAGTACGGATTTCTGAAAGTTCACTGTAACTTAAACCAAAATTATCGGGCATAGCAAATTCCTCCTTTCCAAAGGAGAGTATAACACGAAATTTTATCAGCAGAAAGGAGAAAGGCGTGAAAAAATCAACCAGGAAAAAGATCCGTTCTCTTGAAAAGAGAATATCAGATATTGAGTCACAACTTCAATGTCCGCAAGCTACTTTTACATGTCAATTGGTTACTCCAAACGACATTTTAGCCCAGATTCTTCAAGAGAGTCAATATCAAGATCATAAATATGAGCTTCGAGCTAATCTGAATGGCAAGACATTATTTGAGAAGAAGACGGAAAGTTTTTTCTGAGAATAATCTGGAGCAAGAATCAGATAAGAAAGAAGCTGTAACTTCACAGTAATTAAGGAGGAAAACATGAAGAAATTTGAATTAACATCAGAAACCAAAATTAACATTTTCGGAAAGAAACTTTTCCGAATCAAAGCACTCATTTCGTTTGGAAACGTAGAAGCCGGAGAAACTGGCGGATGGGTAGAAAAAGAAGAAAATGTAAATCAGTCCGGCGATGCATGGGTGTCCGGCAATGCAGAGGTGTCCGGCAATGCAAGGGTGTCCGGGAATGCAGAGGTGTCCGGCAATGCAATGGTGTCCGGCAATGCATGGGTGTCCGGCAATGCATGGGTGTCCGGCAATGCAAGGGTGTCCGGCAATGCATGGGTGTCCGGCAATGCAGATTACACAACTATTCGTGGATTCGGTACTCAATTCCGCACAACTACATTCTTCAGATGCAAAGACAAACAAGTCAAAGTATCTTGCGGCTGCTTCTATGGAACAATTCCAGAGTTCCGTGAACAGGTTAAAAATACCAGAAAAGGCAAAATCGCCGAAGAATACTTGATGATTGCCGATCTCATGGAGAAACATTTTGCAGAAGAAGCAAAATAGAAGAAGCATCATAATCTATCGTAGAAAGGAGAGATTCTTATGGCAGTAATTAAAACAATAAAAAATGAATCTGGCGGGATAATCAGAATACATGATGATTACTGCAAGGATAATACACCGGAAGACAATCAAAAAATCGTCGATGAATGTTCGAGAATTATCTTGGACTATTACAGAAGAAAAGAAGCAAATTTGGCATAAGCGCCCCGGAGGGAGTCGGCACCTCCACCCCGGAGCAGTGTACTCACTAACCAAGACTTAGTGGATACAGGTAAATTATAATCCTCTATCCGCTAAAAAGTCAATATTAAGCGAGAGGAAAATAACATGGAAAATAAAAAAAATGCAACAAACAATGAAAAGATTACATGGAACGATTTGGAAACAATGTTGGCTACCGAAATCGTAAAAAAAGCAAAGAGAGAGACTAAGAAGTGGTTCAGTGCATGGCTTTTGACTGCCGCGCTGTTAATCATTACTAATATCTTCTGGTATATTGCTTACAGTCTGTAATCTTTTTTCTTTTTGGAGGGAAAAGAATGAAATCACCTAGACAAAATAGAAGGGATATCGTAGTTAGTGTGATTATTGGGATTTTGCTTACTTTTCTTCCGGTGTGGATGTGGGAGAAGAACTTGCAGCAGATCCTGGCGAGTATCGTATTCGCACTGTTTACGTATTTAGCACTGCTTTAAGAAAGGAGAACGAAAATGTTTGAAAAAGAAATCAAAGAGCTTTTTGAATTAGCATGGAGAGTTTCAAACGAAACAGATTATTTTGTTTCGTTTTACATCACTTCGCACGTGCATCTTTGCGATATCGACATTATGAATTCAAAGTGGGATCCGAACAGGAAAAAGGATGGAAATTACACAATCTACTTTGATAGTAAACTGCTTAAGAAGGAATCAGCTGAGCAGTGCAAACTTGCAAAAGCACATCTTCTTAGACTCTTAATAGATGGGAGGTGTCCGCTAAATGTTGAATCAGATGGAGTTGAAGCTCCTGCCGACAATGGAACTGATAACAACGGCGAACGAGCTTCTGACGGAGCTGAACAGACGGAAAGAGTACATTCTTGATTGGGAAAATCCGGACATGTATCTGAATCACCTCGAGTATCACTGTGCCGGCGGAGTATTTTCGAATGGCAAAAAAAATCCGGTGAGAGGGGATGGTTCTGACAATGTGTATTGCTTTTTTAAGGCGGTGTAAACATGGAAGAGCGCATTAATGAGATTGTTAGATTAATCGACACCCAGCTTGCTATTGTGCCGGATAATCCGATAGAGGAATCATACAAGGCAAGAGCATTGGCAAGCTACGTACAAGCCTTAAATGGGCTTTTAACGGCTCAGAAATCATATAAGGAGGAAAGTATTAGTGAGTGAATTTGAAATCCGTATTCCGGCAAGGAAGAAGCAGCCGGCAACCGATAAGGATAACCCTGTCGTGAAAGTATCACCGGAAGCATACAACGCACTGGTTGAGATTTATAACGAATCAACCATATCAATGAAAGATATTGCAAGTTTGCTGATTATTGAGGGCAGCAAGCATGTGGTTTATGACAAGGAGGAATAACAATGGCAACACCAGTATTGATTATTGGAAAATCTGGATCCGGAAAAAGTACTAGTCTTAGAAACTGTCAAAACAAAAACTGGAACCTTATCAGAGTATTAAACAAGCCACTTCCATTCAAGGGGAAAATTGACGGATGGTTTACAGATGATTACCAGCAGGTAATGAAGTGCCTGATTGCATCAAAAGCTGATTCTATTGTGATTGATGATGCTGGATATCTTATCACCAACCACTTTATGAGAGGACACGCTTCTTCCGGAAAAGGTAATGCAGTGTTTGCTCTGTACAATGATATCGGAGACTATTTCTGGAATCTTATCCAGTTTATTGTCACGAAAGTGCCGCAGGACAAGATAGTATATATGATGATGCATGAAGAAAAGGATGATTCTGGAGATGTGAAGCCGAAAACCATCGGAAAACTACTTGACGAAAAGATTTGTTTAGAAGGTCTTTTTACGATTGTTCTCCGCTGTATTGAAGAGAGTGGAAAGCATTTATTTGTCACTCAGGCAAGTCAGGGAGCTGTCAGCAAATCACCGATTGGTATGTTTGATTCACTGACCATAGACAATGATCTGGCAGCGGTAGACAAGATTATTAGAGATTATTACGAATTAGGAAAGGGAGAGAATAAAGATGAATAAACCGGCAATGTATGATACAACACAGGCAGCAGGAGAATTTGAACCAATTAAGCTTGGCGGTCATAAAATGGTGATTAAACAGGTGTCTGAACGTCAGTCAAAACCAGACGATGAGGGAAAAACTAAAAATATGCTCGTTATTCTGTTTGATTTTGCAGATGGAGACGAGCAGGCAGGTTACTTTATGAAGCAGTTTGAGAACGATATTCGTCCAGACAAGAAATACCCGAATGCAGGCACAAACTACATGGTTATTGACGAGAGTGTAGATTATGGTGTTCGTAATCTCAAAACATTCATTACATGCGTAGAAAAGTCAAATCCGGGCTTTGCTGTTAAGTGGGGCGATAACTTCGGGCAGCAGTTCAAAGGCAAGCTGATCGGTGGCATCTTCCGTCTGGAGAAAGACTGGTACGACAATAAAGAAGTGAAACGCCACAAGCTTGCACGGTTCCGCAGCCTGGAAGGAATCAAAGATGCAGATATTCCAGAAGAGCGTACCACAAAAGCGTATGACGATCATCTGAAAGAAGAAGCTATTATGGGGGCGAGTCCAGCAGGAACTGATTTTATGAGTATTCCGGATAGTGTACAGGAAGAGCTTCCATTCAATTAAAAGGATGTGTTTTTAATGGTTATACAGACAGACACAAGAGAACATAAAAAGGAATGGGAACGGATTCAAAAGCAGTTTGACAGTCTTGGAGTACAGTATTTCCGATCAAAGTTATACTGCGGAGATTATCAGTCGTTGGACAATGCAAAGCTCTGTATTGACCGTAAAAAGGATTTACAGGAGCTATGTGGAAATGTCTGCCAGCAACACGAAAGATTCAAGGCAGAGCTTATCAGAGCGCGTGAAGCAGGTATTCAGCTGATTATTCTATGTGAACACGGGCCAGATATCAAATCAGTTGGTGATGTGTATTTTTGGGAGAATCCAAGAAAACACAAAGTTATCTGGAGGACAATAAACGGCAAAAAAGTAAAAACTTTAATATCCGATAAGGCTGTTGACGGCTGTCAGCTATATAAGTCTCTTTGCACAATCAGAGATAAATACGGCGTCCGATTTGAATTCTGTACAAAGGAAGAAACCGGACGGCGAATCGTGGAGTTGCTGTCATGACAAAAGAAGAAATCAAACAGTCGGTAAAAATGCCTGAGATTCTTTCTAGATATGGGCTTAAGCCAAACAGAGCCGGTTTTATATGTTGCCCTTTTCACAAGGAAAAGTCAGCGTCATGTAAGATTTACGATGATTCCTTTTACTGTTTTGGCTGCGGAATCGGCGGTGATGTGTTTGATTTCGTGATGCAATATGAATCTGTTCCTTTTAGCACTGCATTCATTGAGCTAGGCGGTACTTATGTATCAAAAAAAGGTAAAAGCCGCAACCAGATTAGACATGAAGTGCGAGATATCAAATCAAAAAAATGTAATCCCACTCAGGATCCTAATGAGCTTGAGCAGGTAGAAAAGAACATACTTATGTACGAAACAGCGCTAAAAACCTTCCCTCCTGGTTCAGAAGAGTGGTATATGTGCCAGTTCAACCTTGAAAAAGAAAGAAGCAGATATGAAATATTGTCAGCTAAGGCAGGAGGTGAGAAGCATTCTTGAAAATATTGAAAATTTGCAAGCAAACGATTTTATGCAGAAGCAACTGTATGAAGAACTTTTTTCAATAAAAAGTAAAATCGACCGTTCGGAAGCTAAATTTAAGTTAATGGACAGGGCGAAGAGTGTAAGAGCAAAAAGCATAGCCGAGGAATTCATAAAAGAATTCCAGAAAGCAGAACAGGACAAGGAAAAAGAAGAAAAAGCAAATCGTTCTATGCAGTTAGTTGAAAATATCACAAACTTTTATGAGGATGATATTGGAAAAGAATATCCAAACATGGCTTGTGGTAGCTGGATAGCTACAGAAAACGGAATATTTTCTTCTGAAACATCCAAGGCGAGAGAACTTGTATGCCACCATCCAATCATGCCGATACGTCGATTGAAAAATATTGAGACAGGCGAAGAACAGATCACAGTGGCTTTTAAAAGAGATGGATACTGGACAGAAATAACTGTTCCAAAAATCGACATTGTGACTTCCAGGGCGATAACTAATCTTGCAAGGTTCGGTGTGCAGGTCAACTCGGAGAATGCAAGGCTTCTTGTGAAGTATCTGGCGGACGTTGAAATGTATAATGCCGATATGATCGACATACAGCACTCTACGAGCAAGTTAGGGTGGCATGGCAATGTATTTGTACCTTACGACCTTTCAATCGTCTTTGACGGCGAATACCGCTTTAAAACACTATTTCAGAGTATACAGGAAAGTGGAGACTACTTCAAGTGGGTGACTCTGGCTAAACAGTTACGATCGTGCGGACGATTAGAACCACGAATAGCACTGGCAGCATCTTTTGCAAGTGTGCTTGTACAACCGCTTGATGCATTGCCGTTCATCGTAGACTTCTATGGACAGACAGGCGGCGGCAAGACAGTAACGATCAACATAGCTGCATCTATCTGGGGAAACCCGTCGCCAGGATCCTACGTTGGGAATTTCCGGTCAACAGATACGTCATTGGAGATAAGGGCAGACATGCTTAATAACTTTCCGATGATCCTCGATGACTCTAAGAACGCTTCTCAATATATTAGGGACAACTACGAAACATTGATTTACAATCTCTGTTCCGGTAAAGGAAAAGGAAGATCAAATAAGGACCTCGGAACAGCTAAGGAGAATACATGGAGTAATGTAACCATTTGCAACGGCGAGAATCCTATTTCAGAATTTGCAGATTCCGGTGGAGCAATCAACAGAATTGTTGAAATTGAGTGTTGCGAGGATATTTACGAGAATCCGGCAGAGATTAACAGCACTGTAATGAAAAATTATGGTTTTGCTGGAAGAGTATTTGTTGGAAATCTTAAAAAATTTACACCGGATGAGTTAAAAAAAATGAAGTCTGAGATTGAAAAGGGCTTTGATGGATATAATTTTCCGGCAAAACAGGTCATGGCTATATCCACGCTCCTACTGGCTGACAAATTAGCTACAGATTTCATATTTAAGGATGGACGTGAGCTGACAGTCGAGGATGTTGTGGACATACCTACACGCAAGAAAGACGTATCGGAAGGACAGAGATGCTATGAATTTATCATCGAAAGTCTTTCTGTGTACGGGCAGCACTTTGATGCGCAATTCAGTTGCGATCAGTGGGGATTTAAGGAAGCACCAGATGAGTATGGAGATGTATATGTGTATTTTTATCCGAAACCTCTTGAAAATCTCTTAAAGAACAACGGATTCTCCAGAAAAGCCTTTTCAGCATGGGCGATTAATCGAGAATTAATTAAGCATACAGGAAAAAGGGATACGGTAATAAAAAGAGATGGGGGAAGTGTAATGAGACTTGTTGCTGTAAAGATTATTGATATAAAAGATCTTGAAGACGAACAGGAAAATGAGCATGTTGAAGCTGATTTTATACCTGCTAATACTGGAACAAGTGTTCCGTTTTCGTGATTTGTAACCATGTAACCATGTAACCCGCGGAAAAGCATGTGTATAGGGAATAAAAAAATATATAAAAAAATCATATACACATTGCAATCTCCTATAGGAAAACATTGGTTACATTGGTTACACGGTTACACAACTCTGAAACCCGCATAAAATAAGGGTTTGCGGTGTAACCAAGGTGGTTGAAAAGTTGGTTACACATTGGTTACAAAAATAAAATGATTACACAAATTAAAAAATAAAATTAAATTGCATGAAAATTCAGATTGTTACAATTGGTTACTAAGGCATAAGGAGTGGTTACAAAAATGGAAAAAGAGAAGCTTAATAAAAAACAGCGGTACGCATTGGACACAATGTTGTCTGGCAGTAATGTTTTCCTTACAGGAGATGCAGGAACAGGCAAGACAACGGTTATTCAGACATTCATTGATGAGGCGGAAAAAACTGGTAAAAGTGTTCTGGTATCTGCTACTACTGGAATAGCTGCGGACAATATCGGATATGGAGCGACTACCGTGCATCGTGCATTGAATATCTCAATCAAATTTGAGGATTACAAGAAAAAAGTGAAATCCAGAGCTGAACTGTTGAAGGAAGCGGATATTCTTATTATTGACGAGATCAGCATGTGCCGGTTCGACCTGTTTAATATGATTGCGAAGACGATCATTACAGAAAATGAAGAGAGAGCGGTTGATAGACTTTTGAGCGGAGAGGATAAAGAAGACGTTCAACTGATCGTAATTGGGGATTTCTACCAGCTTCCACCAGTCATTACAACAGATGACCGTAAAATTCTCTGCCGGATGTATGGATCTGATTATGGAAAGGGTGGAAAGTACGAACACGGATATGCTTTCATGTCTGAGTACTGGAAAGAAATGGGGTTTGAATATATTAAACTTGATGAAGTATGCAGGCAGAATGATGAGGGATTTAAGTATGTGCTGAATGATATTAAATATGGCAACAATATTAGAAAATCCATTGCATATCTGGAGAATAACGAATCAGACAAGGTTATACCAGAAGCACCGTTTCTGGTCGGAACAAATGCTGAAGCTGATCGGATTAATAATACTTTTCTCGGAAAACTGGATAAAAAGACCGAAAAAGTGTTTCATGCAGCAGTTGACGGAGAATTAACGTCTGCTGATATTAAGAACATTGCATTTGCCAGAGAGGACTTAATTCTTAACATCGGTGCAAAAGTGATGATTACAGTCAATGATCTGTCTGGAAACTACGTCAATGGAACGATTGGCATCATTCAGAAAATTGTGGATAACGGAGAATTTGAAGAATCCTATCTGGTTATCAAGACTGATAAGGGTAAAACAGTTAACTTGTACAGATACAGTAAAGACATTGAGAAACAGGTTATTGAGGAAACTGAACAGGAAAAAGATGGACAGAAGATCGTAAAAGAAAAGATAGTCCGTAAGAAAGCTGGTTCTTTCTCTCAGTTCCCGGTAAAACTTGCCTGGGCGATCAGTATTCATAAATCACAGGGACAGACATTTGAAAAGATTAATATTGATCCTTGCTGTTGGGATCCTGGACAGTTCTATGTAGCTGTTTCCCGGGCTAAATCAGCTAACGGCATACATTTTATCAGACCGATAAAACAGAGCTATATAAAGGCGTTTAGCAAGGATAATGAGCGACTTCTTGAACAGAGTTTTGAGGTAGAAGAAGGTGTATAAGTATGAGAGTGACGCATGAGCAGATACCGAACACCATAAAGTTTTTACAAATCGACTTTCCGGCACTGGTTCTCCAGACTGCCGGAATAGAAGAAAGGGACGAATACTGGCAGCAGGTAGTTGAGCAGATACACGTTGTATCGGACAAATATAATAAAAACGGCTTTGTGGATCACATGCTTACAGCCTATGCGGATTATCTGGACAAGATGCATAAGAAAGCTAAAAATCTGAACAAGGAGAAAACCAATGAACAAAATGAAGGAGTATGAGCGAGGGAGAGAGGACGGCCTTGACCTGGCACTCAGAATTGTTAGAGATGGCGGTATAGAAGCACTTGAGAGGGAAATAAAATTCCGAGGGATTACAGGAGTACATACCTCTTTAGCCAGTAAAGACCTGGATAAATCTGCACAGAAGATCAAAGAAATGACACTTGATACATTTGCAATCCTTGGAATTGCCGTTCTGCATGATGATTTTGGTTTTGGCGAGAAACGCTGTCAGAGATTCAGAAATGGACTTGACCGGGCTGCCGATTATATCAATGACGGTCTGGCAGAATGGATTGATTATGTAGACGCTATTAAAGAAGAGTTAGGGATTGTATTAAAGAATCCCGGAGAGTAGAAAATGAAAGATTTAATCATAGATTGTTTTGCCGGTGGCGGTGGAGCATCCGTAGGAATTGAGATGGCGCTCGGAAGACCAGTAGACATAGCAATCAACCACGACCCCGACGCTATCCTGATGCACAAGACGAATCATCCTGGAACACTGCATCTGACAGAGGATATTTTCAAAGTAGATTTGCAGAAATACGTCGGAAATCAGCACGTAGCGTTGATGTGGGCTTCACCGGACTGCACAAGTCATTCAAAAGCGAAAGGTGGTCAGCCGAGGAAACAAGGGCTTCGCATTCTTCCATGGGCTGTATATAAACACGCAAAAGCAATTCTCCCAGATGTAATCATTATGGAGAACGTGGAAGAAATACAACAATGGGGACCATTGGATGAGAAAGGACATCCGATCAAGGAAAAGACTGGTGAAGATTATCGAAAATTCATTTCAGCAATGGGAAATATCGGTTATGAATTTGACAGCCGGGAACTGGTAGCTGCGAATTATGGAGCGCCGACTACAAGAAAACGTTGGTATGCGGTGTTTCGTAGGGATGGAAAACAGATAGTGTGGCCAAAGCCTACGCATAATCGCTTGGGAACAGACGGTCTGAAGCCATACGAACAGTGTGGAGATTACATTGATTGGTCAGACTTAGGCAAAAGTATATTTGACCGTCCGAAACCACTGGCAGAAGCAACACAGAAGCGAATCGCAAATGGAATCAAGAAATATATCGTTGGTAATCCAGAACCGTATATTGTACGGAATAAAGATGCACTGGCATTTATCATTCAATATCATGGAGAAACCAGACAAGGCGATTCCAGAGGACAATTGCTGACTGAACCGATAAAAACCATTGATACCTCGAACAGATACGGACTTGTGACAGCTTTTATCACGAAATATTACAAGACCGGAATCGGTCAAGGATGTGACGAACCACTGCATACAATAACCACATCACCCGGGCACTTCGGTGTGATATCTGCTTTTCTGGTTAAATATTATGGAACGGGATGCGGACAGGTGCTTAACGAGCCACTTGGAACCATTACCACAAAAGACAGGTTCGGACTGGTAAACGTTCTGGTTGATATTCATGGAGAAAAATACATCATATCAGATATTTTTCTCAGAATGCTAAAGCCGGAAGAATTAAAGGTAATGCAAGGGTTTCCAAAAGATTACATTATTGATCGGGACTATAAATGGAGAAATTACCCGATCGCAAAACAAGTAGCGAGAATTGGGAACAGTGTTGTGCCAGTTATGGCAGAAGCACTCGTGAAAGCTAATTGCCCGTATCTGAAAGTTGGAGAGCGTAAAGCCGCACCGGTGATTTATGTGCAGAATAACGGACAGGTAGCATTTGGTTAAGAAATCATGGAGGACTGCACAATAGCGTGTCAGTTGCTTACATGGGGAAAGTGAGGATAGAAATGAGTGATGTAATGGAACTTATTCAGAATGAAGACGGCGCATTTAGCGCATATGATGATACCTATGACATTACAATACATTGCGAGACAGAAGAAGAACAGAAGAAAGTTATTGAGCGTTTAAAAGCTACCAACTGGATTCCAGTATCTGAAAAAATGCCGGATAAACGTGACTGGTGCCTTGCAGTATTCAGAGAATCAGATACAGAATATCAATTAATTCCAAGGGTTGCGGAGTTCATGAATAGACCAGACGATGAGCATGCAACGGCTGATGGTTGGCATATTATAGATTTTTTTGAAGGGTCGAAAGAATATATAAAATTGTTAAAATGTGTTGCTTGGATGCCGCTTCCAGAACCATATAAGGAGGACTGAATAAATGTTAAAAATAATACGATGCGAAGGAGATGGGCAAGGTAGCTGCAAGGGATGCAACGATAAAGGCATCTGGAACAGGCACTGGACATGCTTCTTATACAAGATAGAGGGGCAGGAAGGCTGCTATTGCGAGAAATGCATAAAAGAAATTATGAGGAAAGAGGAGAAAGACTGAACATGGAAATATCAATTTTTGAGAAAGACGGCAAGACCTACACCAGATTCAAGATCACGTTAAAAGAGTTTAAATTAAAGTTTCTGAGAAATCTGCTGACAAAATACGGTATTGACACATCAGAGCCGGCCAAGAAGAACAGCAGATACATTTACTTCGAAAAGGAGAGAGACTGGATTAATGGGGAAATGTAATTAACCTGCCCGGATGGTGAAACAGAATGCTGCATCTGCTGTACTAAACAGGATTCCTGCCAGTGCAGATGTGACGATATGGACGGTTATGAATATGCGGAGGAGTGTGAAGATTATGAGGTTGATTAATGCAGATAAACTGAAAGAAGCAATTAATAGTTCTTTGAACACAGGGAGAGAAACATTTAGCCCGGAAATTATGTGTGAAGCTGTTGACGAACAGCCGACAGCTTTTGATGTGGACAAGGTTGTGGAGCAGTTGGAAAATAGAAGCGCGTTGGCAAGACCAGTAGGATGGTCTAAAGCATATGAAATTATAATGCTGAAAGATGCAATCGAGATCGTGAAGGGCGGTGGAGTTGAATGAGAGGAACACTGATGCAAAGAGAATTTATTTGCGGTGACTGCATGAATTTTCTCCCGGACTTTCCAGATAATTACTTCGATGTGGCAGTTGTAGACCCACCATACGGAATCAAAGAACATGGCGGTAAGAATCGCAGTAAATATGTAAAGCAGAAAAATGGAAGTTCCATTTATGTTCCTGATGGCGGCTATAAGAATTATGGTTGGGATAATAAACCGCCAGATCGAGAGTATTTTAAACAGCTATTCAGAGTATCAAAAAATCAGATTATCTGGGGATGTAATTACTTTGATTACCCAATGGCAGGTGGCTTGATAATCTGGGATAAATGCAATGATGGTTCAGATCAATCAGACGCAGAAGTTGCTTACTGCAGTCTTACAAGAAGGGTTGACATTTTTCGCTATATGTGGAGAGGAATGTTTCAAGGAAAATCAATTGCTGAAGGAACTGTTCAACAAGGAAATAAGAAATTAAATGAAAAGAGAATTCATCCGACACAGAAGCCAGTAAATCTATACAGGTGGATTTGCCAGAAATATCTGCAGAAAGGAATGATGGTGCTTGATACGCATGTGGGGAGTGCAAGCTCATTGATTGCCTATGAAGAATACGGAATTGAATATATAGGGTATGAAATTAATGAATGTTATTACAATGACGCTTGCAAACGGTTAGAAGAACTTAGATCACAGATTGCATTATTTGATTTAGGAGTGAAGGAATCAGATGAGTAAATCAGTATTAGTGATAGATACGCCAGAAAATTGTTATGACTGTCCGTTCGGAACTGAATACTGCGGCAATCTTGAATATGCGGGTTATTGTGAATTAGCTGACTGTTTAGATTGTGATGTAATTCTGATAACAGAAGAACATTATGATTGCGAAAGTAAATCAAGACCTGATTGGTGTCCGTTGAAGCCACTGCCGGAGAAGAGCACTATTGAGAACGATATGACGGATTATCAGTGTGGGATGGTCGATGGTCGAAATCAGTGTATTGATGAAATTACAGGAGGTGGAGTAGATGATTGATCTAGCGAATAAATGTGTATTAGTCATAACGCATGAAGAGTATGAAAATATTCTGAAAGCAGCAAAGGAACAAGGATATAGATGGTACGGCGGAAAAGAAGTGTATCCATATCCTTTTGAAGAACAGCAGATCCCGGATATGTTAAAGTTCTATAGCAATAAAGAACTAACAAGAAATGCCAGCCTTGAACCGGGATATGAATTGGTAGAAGCATCAGACGTAATTGAAGATGAGAAGGAACTCAAAGATGCTATAAGACTTGTCAGAACATTCGCTAAATACCTAGACAAAACAGCATTGACGGACTCGTTTATTAAGTCCTTGAAGTTACTTGCAGATACTGTAGAAAGTCAGATGGAAGAGGTGAAATAGATGGAGAGATTAACGCAATGGATCGGGGAGGATGAAGACAGACGGGCAATTCCAAGACCGGACATTAGAAGTAATGGTCATGGTAGATGCTGCAACAAATTAGCAGAGTACGAGGATGCAGAAGAACAGGGCTTGCTTGTGAGATTGCCGTGTAAGGTTGGAGACACGGTTTATAGAGTGAATGCCGGAGCCAAGCAACCGATTATTCCGATGACTGTTTCAGAAATTCATTTTCTCTGTTACAAAAATGAACGTGCTGTAAGGTTTGACGCAATAGGCAAAGAAGATATGGGAGAAAGTTGCTACCGTTTAGAAGATATTGGAAGAATAGTATTTCTCACCCGCGAAGAAGCCGAGAAGAAGTTGGAGGAGATGAAAAATGACAAGACCTGAGATTACAGCGAAACTATCAGCCATGCTTGAAAAGAAAATAAATCCTCAAAATGATCCACGTATTTATTGGGCGAAAGAAGTGACATTCGATTATTCGACAGATCATGCAGTAAGGGTGGATTATATGCGGTTCGCGCCGGTGAATAATAGCGTGTCCGGGATAGAAAAAGGCGATTGTTATTGCTATGAAATCAAGTCATCTGCTGAAGATTTTCATTCTGGTCATGGGCTGAATTTTGTTGGCGATTATAACTATCTGGTTATGCCGACAGATGTATATGCTGCGATATCCCTTGAAATTCCGCATTACGTAGGAATATATGTGCCAGATGGAAATGAGCTTGCATGCGTCAAAAAAGCAAAGCGAAGAAATCGGACAAGGCCTGTATCTGAAATACTCTTGATGATGTTCCGGTCTGCGAACAGGGATTATAGAAAAGCAGTAAAACAGTTGAAGGAGATACAGAATGGCAAGTAAAACTATCAAAGCAATGGGTGTTAGCCCTATTACAAATACCATCTACTATGGAAATGTAAACGAAGAAAAAGGTTTATGGGTAGGTGAAAAAAAAGACGTAACCGATATGGCAATCGCCTCTGTATTTGAATGGTTCATGAATCAAATGGATGGAAAAGAAGAGTTTGAGATCTCGTATCCAAATGTTTCAGAGTTTAAGTTGAAGATGGTAAGAGAGGAAATAAAAAAGAATGATTGATAGTTTAATAGCATTTACATTTGGAATAGCATTTACATTTGGCACTATTTACTTGATTACACATTTTGGTGGCAAGCGTAAATAGAAATAAAAAGGAGTGATGATATGCGGACCAGGCAAAAGTCACTTGTTGATTTTGGCGTATATCCAGAAGACATTAACCGTTTAAAGGATATATGTCAGAAAGCTACACCAGAGCAGAGACACGATATTTTACACTGCTGCATAAGTTCTTGTCCGCCGGGGATTGAACTTTTGGTGTATGAATCTATTGTAACAAACAAATCCTATGACCGTATCATGAAAACGAAATACATACCGGCAAAGCGAGACGATTTCTACGCATACAAGCGCAAGGCAATGGCTATGTTTTATGATACTCTAAGAAAACTAAGAGAAATATAATACTACAATTAATATTAAAATGTGGGGACAAATTTTTCTGCCATGTATGGTAATATAGTATATATCTATAGCTATGTACCGTATGTGGCAGTTTTTTTGTGAGGTGATAATATGGCAAATTTAAAAGCAGTATCAAGAAAACTTCAAAAAGCTATATTATCCACTGGATTAATTGTAAAAATTGGAACATCACAGTTTTACAGTAAAGAACAAGAACGGTTGATTACAGTAACAATCATATCAACACCTACACTTCACCTTACAAAAAAAAGTGAATGGAAGGATTGCGATTATGAAATACTCCGAACTGCATCCCAGTATGATGTAGTCATTTGCCTGAAAGAGATATGGGAGGCGGTCAAAAAATGAGGATAGACAGAGGTGATTAGATGGACTTAACGCCTAAACAGAAAGCGTTTGCGGATGAATTTTTAAAATGCGGAAATGCCACAGAAGCGGCTAAAAAAGCCGGATACAGCGAGCAATCAGCAAGACAAATGGGAACTGAAAACCTGTCAAAACCGTCTATATCCTCATATATACAGGAGCGGCAAAAGCAAATTGACGATGAACGCATAGCGGATATTGCAGAGATTCAGCGATTCTATTCATCTGTTTTAAGGGGCGAAGTAAAGGATCAGTTCGGCCTTGATGCTTCACTTGAAACAAGGATAGCGGCAGGGCGGGAACTTATGAAGCGTTTTGAAAAGGCAGAATCATACAAGAATGACTCCTGTGGAATCACAATCATAAACAATATTCCAAGACCGGAGAAACAGGATGGATAATAATTCTATTAGTCTGAAAGATATAATAGCTCCTGCTTTCTACGAAGTCTTTTGGGACATTCTGGATGAGAAGCACACATATTACGATTTGTACGGCGGGCGTGGATCCACGAAGTCATCTTTTGTAGGTGTAATGATTCCTTTCCTGATGATGCAGGACGCAGAGAACGGTATAATGTCAAATGCTGTTATCTTCCGTAAAGTCGGAAATACACTCCGAGAATCCGTTTATGAACAGATAGCATGGGGAATTGACGCGCTCGGAGTCAATGAACTATGGGACACCAGCGTAAGCCCTATGCAGTACACTTATAAGCCTACCGGACAGAAAATCATATTCAGAGGACTGGACAAGGCAAAAAAGACTAAATCTATTAAAGCAAGCAAGGGATATTTCAAGTATCTCTGGTTCGAGGAACTTGACGAATTTTCGGGCATTGAAGAAATTCGTACAGTGCAGCAGTCAGTCCTTCGAGGTGGCAGTAAGTTTGTTGTGTTTAAGACATTCAATCCGCCAATTAGCCGGAGCAACTGGGCGAATGTGTACGTAGAAGAGCCAAGAGCTGACAGCTACAGGCACAAGAGCGATTATAGATCAGTTCCTGTTGAATGGCTTGGACAGCAATTTATTGATGATGCGGAGCATCTTAAAAAGACAAATCCGAGAGCTTACCAGCATGAATATCTCGGGCAGCCTGTCGGACTCGGTACAAATATCTTTGAGTTGTTGGAAATCCGAACGATTCCAGACGAAGAAATTCAGAAGTATCAAAGTATCTACCAGGGACAGGACTGGGGGTGGTATCCAGATCCTAAAGCATTCCTCCGCGTGGCTTATGTACCTAATCAGGACAAAGTCATCCTGCTGGATGAGCTTGGCGGATGTAAAATTCGAAATACAGTAATGGCTAGCCAGATAAAGCAAAAGGGATATGATGATTATTCAATATCTTGCGGAGTTGATGAAGAAGAAAGTATTATTGACTTCCGAGATGCAGGACTTCCGGCACGCAGAGCGATTGTTACACCGGGAAGCCGCAAATATACTTTTGAGTGGTTACAATGCCGAACATTAGTCATTGATCCGGCACGAACGCCTAGAGCATACAAGGAAATTATCAATTATGAACATGAAGTAGATGGCAATGGAGAAGTTATCGCAGATTATCCAGACGGTAACGATCATTGGATAGATTCTCTCAGATACGCAACCAGTCCATTGTCCATGAGAAGGGGGCACAGTGCATAATGTGTAAATTTTGTGATAATTTAGCTTCCTGCAAAGAATACTATGATAATCCAGAATGTAAGAAGAACAAATATATATACGGCTGTATGTTGTACATGTACATGAAAGACCGAAAAGGAAGCATTACTTCCAGACCGTTTGATCTTAATTATTGTCCGACGTGTGGAAAGAAGATTGCGACAGGTGACTAAATGGGACTTATAACAACACTAAAAAGGTGGTTTAACATGATATTCAAAAAACAAGCCGAAGAGGACTTTAATATCCAGGCGGCAGAATTCCCAGAGATGGAATCGTTGATTAATAAATGTGCGAACATATATCGAGGCGTTCCATACTGGCTAGATGATAAGAATAACATCAAGACGATTAATTTTGCTAAATCTGTGTGTTCTGAGACTGCCAGACTTGCAACACTGGCGATTGGCATTCAGATAGATGGTTCTGCAAGGGCAACATGGTTACAGGAACAGATTGACAAGGTATACTTCCAGATTCGGCACTGGGTAGAATACGGCTGCGCTTACGGAACGGTGTTCATTAAGCCAAACGGCGAGAGCCTTGACGTATTTACTCCGGCAGATGTGATGATAGTGGACTACGACAATCAGGAGATTAAGGGAATCATATTTAAAGATTCTTACACTGTTGGACGGAAATACTATACAAGGCTTGAATATCATAGATTTGTTGAAACCACCGTGGACGGAGTGACAACTTATCCGTACTATGTTTCTAACAGAGCCTATGTATCAAAATCCCCTCAGTCAATCGGTGATAAGATTGACCTTAAACAGACCAAATGGGCTGACCTAATGGCAGATACGCCGCCGATACTCAAGGCAAACGGCGAGAAGTTGGACGGACCTCTATACGGAGTGCTGCGGACACCACAGGCGAACAATGTGGACATTAGTACACCACTTGGATTACCGATATTCGCAGAAGCTATTGAAGAGCTGAAAGACCTCGACATTGCATACAGCAGAAACGCCGGAGAAATTTTTGATTCTCAGAAGATAGTTCTGGCAGATGATAGACTGCTGATGCCAAGCGGTACGCCTGTATCAGCCATGTCACCACAGGGCATGGAGAACAGACGGAATGAAATGAACTTACCACACTTTGTCAAGAACGTATTCGGACAGGACGAGAAAGAGTTCTATCAAGAAATCAATCCGGTTCTCAACACAGATACCCGTATAAGTGGCATAAACGCCATTTTAAGCCAGTTAGGGTACAAGATTGGATTCTCCAACGGATACTTTGTTTTCAACGAATCTAGCGGCATTCAGACAGCTACAGGAGTGGAAGCGGAACAGCAGAGGACAGTGCAATTCGTCAAGGATGTAAGGGATAAGTTAGAGTCTTGCCTAGATGAAGTTATTTACGCGTTGAACGTTTACGCTGACCTGTACGGACTTGCACCGGTTGGGGCTTATGAAGTCAATTATGATTTCGGAGACATTCTGTATGTGCGCGAAAACGACCGTGCAAGATGGTGGCAGTATGTGACTACCGGCAAGGTCCCGGCGTGGTTATATTTCGTGAAGTTTGAAGGAATGACTGAGGAAGAAGCAAAAGCAATGGTCAAAGAAGCTCAGCCAGACGAACCAACACTATTCGGAGAGGAGTAAAAAGATGGCAGATAAGCCGGTAACAAGGGAAGAAAAATACCTCGCATATTTGACAGGTGAAATTCCAAAGCCAATTACAAGAGAGTTTTAGTGAATTAAGTAAAAAAAGTGGGGAGGATTAAAACTCCTCTCCACTTTGCAATAACATTATTAACAGCCAGAATCTTCTCGCTTGGATACAGCAAATGTCCTTACTGTATTTACGCCAGGGACATTGCCATCATCAATGCACTTAGCCATGTGAAGCATAGATATAATTTGTGATGAAGACGGATGTTCTTTACCACAGTTTGGGCAAATTACCTTTTCCGTGTTAATTTGCTCGTTTACGTAATAGTTGCAATTACAAGTGCAATAAATTTTCAGTTTTAAAAACATTTTGCGACACCTCCTTAATAGGTTGATTGTAGCATATTTTTAAAACATGTACCACAACATTTATCGAAAGAGGTGATACATTATACTTAGTCCTGAATATTTACGCCGGATAACAGAGGGAAGCGAACAAATTGCAGAAGAACTGCACCAGTATATCATCTCTGAGATCGTATCGAGGATGATGGCAAGAATCGGCAGAGGTGAAGATTATATTCTGACCAATGCTGATGCATGGAGAATCAGAACGCTACAAGAGTCCGGCGAGCTGTTAGAGGACATTCTAGCGGAATTATCCAAATATACCAAACGTGAACAGCAGGAACTTCTTGAAGCGTTTGAGGATGCCGGAATCACTGCAATGAACTATGACGACAAGGTCTATAAGGCGGCAGGACTAAGCCCTGTACCGCTCGAACAGTCACCGACAGTGATAAGACTCATGGAGCGGAATATGCTTGCAACCATGGGTGAGTGGAAGAACTTCACACGGACAACTGCAAGTGCCGCTCAGAGGCTCTATATCGAACAATGCGACCTTGCATATAATCATGTGATGGCTGGGGCAGTTGGATATACGCAAGCCATCAAAGAGGCAGTTAATAATGTTGTATCAGATGGTGTCACCGTCACATATCCATCTGGCAGAAAAGACACGATTGAAACCGCAGTTGCGCGTTCTGTCAGAACTGGTGTGGCACAGGCGTGTGCTGATATTCAGTTGACAAGAATGAAAGAAATGGGATACGGTTTAGTGTTGACATCGGCACACATAGGAAGCCGCCCAAGCCATGAAGTATGGCAAGGGCAGGTATTTTCTATAGACTGGGAAAAATTAAAAGAAATCAAGCCGGAGTTTTTTCAGGAACGAGATACACCAGAATATCGTAGAATGTTGGAACAAAAATCAAGCCAATATCCAGATTTTATTGAAAATTGTCATTATGGCGAAGCCGATGGAATATGCGGAGTAAATTGCAGACATCATTTTTCAGTTTGGGTGGAAGGAATGCCGAATCCCTATGCAGAACTATCAGCACAGGACAAAGCCAACAAGGGAAAGCAGTACGAAAAGGAACAGAGACAACGTACTTACGAACGGAGAATCCGCAAGACAAAGCGGGAAGTTCTTGGACTGCAAGCAGGAGTTGACAATGCACCGAATGAAAAGGCAAAATTTGCACTTCAGCAAGACCTTGACCGGAAGTCTTATCTTTTACAGAAACAAAATGCTGCATACAAAGATTACTGCAAACAGAACGACCTGAGAGAACTGCAAGACCGGCTTATGATAGCAAAATGGAATCGCCAGAACGCCGCTAAAGCCAGAGGAGCGGCAAAGAGATATAAAACAGCAAAGGGGATTGACTGATGGATAGATGGGAATATTACAATCCGAATCCTGCCGGTAATCGAGTCGGAGATTGTGCTGTCCGGGCAATATGTAAGGCAACCGGTTTTGATTGGGAAACGGTATTCGCCGGATTAATGATACAGGCGTGCACTCTGTCAGATATGCCAAGTGCAAATTATGTCTGGGGAGCGTACCTCTATAAACATGGGTACAGGCGCAAACTGATTGAACAGTCAGAGCGATATATCTATACAGTCAATGACTTTTGCACAGACCATCCGACCGGCACGTATATACTCTGCATAGATGGTCATGTGGTGACAGTACAGAACGGCAAATATTTTGATACATGGGATAGCGGTAATGAGATCCCGGTATATTACTGGGAAAAGGAGTAGCTAAATGAGCATACAGGAATTTATTCAATTGTTTCTTTCAGTCTGCGGAGGGGTGTCCATTGTCGGAGGGGCGGCAGCCGTAATCTTTAAGTGGATTACACCGGCGTTCAGACTTAATAAGCGAGTAGAGACACTGGAAGAACATGACAAGCGAGATTATGAAAGTCTTCAGAGAATCGCAGAACGAGATTCATTAATTCTGGAAGTGTTATCAACCATGTTGGACAGTCAGATTAGTGGGAATAACGTCGAAGAATTAAAAAAAACAAAACAGAAGCTCACGGAGTATCTTGCACAGAATCAGCGTTAATTGCATTAATAAGAGGTATGCTCATGAAGTTATATGTGTTCACAAAGAAAGATATAGACAGATTCTTAGTAGAGTGTAATTTCACGCCGGACGAAGAAAGATTGTTTCGGTTGAGATGTAAAGAATACACGCTTGAATACTGCGCTGAACAGATGAACGTGAGCATATCTACGGCGAAACGATTAAGCCGCCGAGTAAACAATAAAATAATCAAAGTGTGCTGATACTTTTTGGATACTAATTAGAGCCAGAAACGACCTGTTTCCGGTTCTTTTTTTATGTAAAAATATAATCAGAAAGGCGGTGTATAAGATGGCATTATATAACAATCCTTATCAATATAGTTTTGGCGTTCCTGGGCAGATGAACCAGTTCCAGCAACAGCCTGTCCAGATTCCAGCTCAACCAGTACAGCAACCACAGCAGAATAATAGCGGTATCCTGTGGGTATCCGGCGAAGTCGGCGCAAAATCCTATCTGGTAGCACCCGGGACAAGTGTTTTACTAATGGATTCAGAATCAGAGAAATTTTATATAAAATCCACAGATGTTTCCGGCATGCCACAGCCACTGCGAACGTTTGAATACCACGAGGTTGGCTCTCAGATGCCGCCTAAACAGCCAGTTCAGAGCATGGACAGTAAGTACGTCACCAGACAGGAATATGACGATTTAAAGGGCAAATACGAAGCTATTATAAACCGACTAAATTCATTTTCTGAACCTGTTAGGGCTAATACCGTACAGGAATCAGCGACCAAGGGAGGAAATGCAGATGAGTAATCCATTATTTAACGCGCTTGGTGGTGGAATGCCACAGGGAAATGGGCCAATGCAGATGATGCAGCAGTTTATGCAGTTTAAACAGAATTACAAAGGAAACCCAAAAGAAGAAGTCCAGAAAATGTTGCAGTCTGGAAAGATTTCTCAACAGCAGCTTAACCAAGTTCAGCAGATGGCAGGGCAGTTTCAGAATCTGCTGAAAGGAATGAAATAGTACATTACAATCTGGCCAGATTGATGTAAATACACAAAAAGGAGATTATATTATGGATGGAAATTATAGCTTAGCAGATATTGCCGCTGCTACTGGAAATGGTAGAAATAATGACGGCATGTTTGGTGGAGATGGTAGCTGGTGGATTATTGTTTTATTCATTTTTGCTTTCTTCGGATGGGGAAACAATGGCTGGGGCAATAATGGAAACGGCGGCGGATATGCAGCCACGGCAGCTACTCAGGCAGACATTCAGAGAGGATTCGACAATTCCGCTGTGATCAGCAAGCTTGACGGAATCAATAGCGGCCTGTGTGATGGCTTCTATGCCATGAATAACGGTATGCTTACCGGATTTAACGGAATCAACACAAACATCATGCAGACCGGCTTTGGAATCCAGCAGGCAATCAATGCCGATACTGTAGCCAATATGCAGAATACAAACGCATTGCAGGCGCAGCTTGCAAACTGCTGTTGTGAAACCAGGGAAGCTATCCAGGGCGTGAACTACAACATGGCGCAGAACACCTGTGCATTGCAGAACACCATGAACAGCAACACAAGAGATATCATTGACAATCAGAATGCTGGAACCAGAGCGGTTCTTGATTACCTGTGTGCAAAAGAAAACGCAGATTTAAGAGATAAAGTTCAGAAACTTGAGCTTGCTGCTTCTCAGTCTGCGCAGAATGCTTACATTGCGGCAAATCAGGAAGCACAGACAGCGGAACTGATTCGTAGGATAAATCCTATGCCTGTGCCATCCTACGTAGTCCCAGCGCCATATCCATATTCTGGATGCGGATGCAACACCGGATGTAATTGCTGATAACTTCATATCGAGAGTATCTTTCGATTGATTCGGATGTCGGCTTATGCCGTTTTACACAGAGGGGCAGGCTGAGACCTGTCCTTTTTGTTATATGAAAGGAGTATTTTTATGGCAGAATTTACAAATGTGGCTGCTCAGACTGTAGCAGCAAAAGGAAATGTAGTATTTTCAAACACAGCAGTTAAGGGCTCTAACTGTATTCAACACAGAGAGGGAAGCGGAATCATTACCCTGAGAGGATTAACTAACCAGTGCAAAGCTAGATTTTTCGTAGACTTCTCCGGCAATATTGCAATTCCAACAGGCGGTACTGTCGAGGCTATTTCTCTGGCCATTGCAATCTCTGGCGAACCAGTTCTTTCTTCTCAGATGATTTCTACACCGGCAGCAGTAGACCAGTATAATAATGTGTCCTCTGGCATCTATATTGACGTACCTCGTGGCTGTTGCGTTAATATCGCAATAGAGAACACTAGCGATCAGGCAATTTCTGTTGCGAACGCAAACGTTGTCGTGACTAGAGAAGCGTAGGAGGTGTGATTATGAGAGACATTAAAGATTTATGTGCAAGAATTGAAGACGAACTGTCCAAAATTGCTGACAGTGGACTGACCACTGGAAACCTGGAAATGACATACAAGCTGATTGATATGTACAAAGATATAAAGAACACGCAGTACTGGGATAAGAAAGCGGAGTATTACAACGCCGTCCTTGATGAAATGCGTAGCGGATACAATGACGATTACAGCGAGCGCGGAAGAAAACGTGGCGGCATGGGGAGATACAGCCGCAGCGATGGAAGAATGATGTACCCGGATTATGATCGTGGAAGCTCTTACGGCGATGAAAGTCGCAACTACGGAACTGGAAGAGAAAATTACAGTCGATCTGATGGGCGAGATACTTACAGTGACTATATGACACAGAAACAGAATTATCGTTCTGGCAAGTCTGAAGACTGTAAAAGGAAGATGCTCGCCGCATTGGAAGAACACCTTGACGAGCTTACTACAGAAATGAGCGATATGTCCAAGGACGCAGAATGCCGGGAAGAACGTGATCTTGTTAAGAGATACGTTGAGAAATTAAGAAATATGCTTTGATTTGACAAAATGTGGGGACAACTTTTTTAAAAGAATGTGATACTATAATCTTGCAAGGCGTGGTGAACCTTGTAGGGCTTGCTGATTAGAAGTTTTTGCTTTCTTTTTCGTTTCATGTCCTCCTTTCTTTGCGAATATGCCCTTAAGAGAAACAGATGAAGCAGATTTGAGCGGAATCTGGAGGTTGAAAAGCGGGTGCAATTTCCGGCATATTCATTAGCCAGTTTGACTGACTGGTAACACCTCCTTGTAAATGAAACAACATCTCCGTGAAAGTCGGATAGTGGCAGGCATAACACGATAAATACCTTGCTAACCCGGGAATCCGGGTTATGGGAAAGCGGCAACGATTGGCGGTGTTGCGGCGGTCTGTAAAACCGTTCCCTCGTGGTAAACATTATAGGTTCAATTCCTATCTTTCCCATTACCTTGCCAGTGGTCTAACTGGCTTAATCCATTTACCTGCGGCGGCAGGTCAATAAACACGACCAGGAGGATATATGCAGAAACTTATTGACACATTAAAATCATTTGGAATTGAAATCCCAGAGGATAAACAGGCAGATGTGAAAAAGGCACTTTCTGAGAATTACAAGAATGCAAAAGAAGTTGCAAAAACTCTATCAAAAGTTGAGGGAGAACGTGATGACTGGAAAAAACGTGCCGAGACAGCAGAAGAAACTCTGAAAGGTTTTGACGGTATCGACCCGGCGAATATTCAGACAGAGCTTGCTGGATGGAAGAAAAAAGCCGAGGATGCAGAGAAAGAGTTTAACGCGAAAATCTACGAAAGAGATTTTGACGATGCTCTTAAAACTGCATTGGAAAATGTTAATTTTTCATCTCCAGCAGCTAAAAGATCTGTTATTGCTGATATCAAATCAGCTGGTCTTAAGCTTAAGGACGGAAAGATTCTTGGACTTAATGATCTGCTTGAACAGATGAAACAGGATGAACCTGATACATTTGTAGATGAAAGTCAGCAGCAGGCCCAGCAGCAACAAGCGAGATTTGCAACAGCGCGGATTGGACATCAGCAGACACCGGGAAGTATGACAAAGAAAGATATCGAAGCAATTAAAGACCCGTCTGAGAGACAGGCTGCAATTGCACAGAATATCCAGTTATTCCAGTGATTTTTTTGCACCGACTATACGCCAGAGTATAGCCGCTAACCCAATACCTTAACAATTATGGGTAGAAAGGATTTTTTATATGGCAGCAAAAGCTAATCTTATTATGAGTAATGATATTCAGGTCACAGCACGTGAGATTGACTTCGTCACCAGATTTGAAAGAAACTGGGAACACTTGCGTGAGATTCTTGGTATCATGCGTCCAATCAAAAAACAGCCGGGTGCTGTACTGAAATCTAAATACGCAGAAGGCACATTGCAGGATGGAAATGTTAAAGAGGGTGAAGAAATCCCTTACAGCAAATTCACTGTAAAAGAAAAGCCTTATGCAGAAATGAGTATTGAGAAGTACGCAAAGGCTGTATCTATCGAAGCGATCAAGGATCACGGTTATGAGAACGCCGTTCAGATGACCGATGATGAATTCCTTTTCCAGCTTCAGACCAATGTTACTGAAAGATTTTATGATTATCTAAAAACAGGTACTCTCTCATTCACGGAAACCACTTTCCAGATGGCTCTGGCAATGGCTAAGGGTCGTGTAGAAAACAAATTCAAACAAATGCACAGAAATGTGACTGGCGTTGTTGGATTTGTCAACATTCTGGATGTGTACGAATATATCGGCGCAGCTGATATCACTATTCAGAACCAGTTCGGTTTCCAGTATATGAAAGACTTCCTGGGATTCAACACAATCTTCCTGTTATCTGACAGTGAGATTCCGAGAGGAACAGTAATCGCTACACCTGTAGAAAACATCGTTCTTTACTACGTAGATCCGAATGAATCTGACTTTGCGAGAGCTGGTCTGGTATACACCGTTTCCGGCGAAACAAACTTGATCGGATTCCATACACAGGGCAACTACCACACAGCAGTGTCCGAAGCGTTCGCAATCATGGGACTTACCCTCTTTGCAGAGTACATTGATGCTATTGCTGTTGGAACCATCAACACAACTCAGACGCTTGGAACTCTGACTGTAAACTCCGCAGCAGGAAGTAAGAGCGGAGATACAAAAGTGACTGTTACTCCGGCAAAAGCAAGCGCAGGAAATGTGTATAAGTACAAAGTTGCATCTTCCGAGACTACCGTAGACTATGGACAGAACGTGAAGAACTGGAGCGCATGGGATGGAGAATCCGACATTACAGCAACAACAGGACAGGTAATCACAGTGGTTGAGTGCGACAGTACCTATAAAGCACTGAGCGCCGGACATGCGACTGTAACAGCAAAATGATGATCGTGGGAGGTAACTGGCATGGCTTATGCAGATTATGAATTTTACACAACTTCATACTTCGGCTCAGTCGTGCCAGAAGCCGACTTTCCCCGACTGGCAGAAAAAGCCAGTGATTTTGTGGATTTAATGACATCCGACAGGTTGGTGGACGGACTACCAACAAACGAACGCTCACAGAAGCGTATCAAAAAGGCAGTCTGTTCATTGGCTGAATTAATGTATCAGATTGAGCTTGCCGAAAAGAATGCAATTAATCAGGCATCGGCAAATGTAACCGACATAAATGTCGGGAACATCTCGACAGGCATTGTAACATCTGTATCATCTGGCAGTGAATCCATCTCTTACGCAACCCCGCAGCAGATTGGGGCGAGTGCGAAGGAATGGAGTGCGGTATATGCCGCCGCCGGAGATGTGCAGAAAATGAACGACTTGCTTCTTAAGACAGCTTTGCCACTTCTGATGGGAGTAAGGACGGATGATGGAATACCAGTATTGTATGCAGGAGTGTGATAGAAATGATGGAATTAAAACAGACCGTTGAAATGATGAATAGTGCAGATTACAAGGAACGCTTTAAGGCAGAGTATATGCAGGTGGTTATTCGATATAAGAAACTTGCGAACATGCTTGAAAAATGGGATAAAGGAGAACTCCCATTTACTCCTACTTGTCCGAGAAGCACTTACAATATGCAGGTAAGAGCAATGACGGATTATATTGCTGTTCTGGAAGCAAGGGCAGTTATGGAAAAAGTTGATTTGGAGGTATGATTATGGACATTTCAACGCTTGGCTCATGTATAGCAATCGTTATGATCTGCTACATTGTAGGAATGGGCTGTAAGGCATCAAAAAGAATCTCTGATGAATGGATTCCAGTAATCATGGCGGTTACTGGCGGGATTCTCGGAGCAGTCGGAATGGGAATTATCCCGGATTTCCCGGCAACGGATTATATCACGGCGGTTGCAGTCGGTATGTTTAATGGATTGTCGGCCACTGGTGTGAATCAGATTATCAAGCAAACAGTGCAGAAAGAATAATTAAGGAGAGGGTATCATGTACGAAAAAACTTTGACGATTTTCAATTATTATGAGAGTCCGACAACAAGAGATGCGTACTGGTATCCTCATGTACTATCCGGTGTCGATCTCGTTACCGATAAAGGAGCAATCCTTAAAAAGTACGGACCAGACGTAACAGACAACGCACAGTTACACATCCGATATACTGTCCAGAATGGCGATATAACCATTACTGATAAAGACGGAAAGATTCTTCCATGGGTGCCGTCTAAAGAGTGGAAACAGCAGATTAACAACGCTCTGGAAGATACTATCACATTCTCAGATGAATCGTTCTTCTGGGAGGGTGAGTGGACTGGTGGAACAGTCACTGAAAGTGATTACCGAAATGGATTCTATCAGTACATGAACGAGAATAAGGACAACGTGTTCAAGATTACCAGTGTAGGCGGTCCGTATACACTGATTCCTCACTTCGAGATTCTTGGTAAGTAATATGAGCAAAATTCATCATTTCAAAGGATTCTCCGTAGTTGACGGAGATATGAAAATCAAACTGAATATGGATAGATTTTCTAGGCAATACCAAGAAGCCCAGTATCTCCTTGATGGAATGGTTATGGACAGTATGGTTCCGTTCATGCCGATGATTACAGGGGACTTTATCAACCGGACAAGAGTTGAGAGTGCATCCTTGCAAGGAACTGGGAAAGTATGTGCGGCGGCGGCTCCTTATGGACGTTTTCTGTACGAGGGGAAAGGAATGGTTGATGAAGCAACTGGAAGTCCCTACGCAAGACGTGGAGCAAAGAAAGTTCTTGTCAGTCAGTTTTCTGGTCAGACAGCCGCAAAGGAAAATCTTGAATACACCAAACAGGCTCATCCACGAGCACAGGCAAAGTGGTTCGATGCTGCTAAGCGACAATACGGTGACACATGGCTTCGCAAGGTAAAAGCACAGGCAGGAGGTGGCAGACATGGCGGATAAACCTATCGGAAAAGATGCAACCGGATATGAGATTTTGACAGATGCCATGAAAGCACTTCTGAATCAGTATCCAGGGCTATACGAAAATGAAACAATCAAATTTGAAGAACTCGGCAAAGATTCCGGAATCGCTTTCTCGGCAGACAACGGAGCTTTAATCTATTCGGAAAAGGAAGATGTATGCGGAGTGATGCATCAGGTATGCCAGTACCCATTTTATGTGGTTTACCGCACGGCATCAGACAAAGAACGGCAGAAGTTATCTGTTCAGAAGTTCCTGGACAATCTCGGTAAATGGATATGCCGGGAACCAGTTATCATAAACGGCTCTGAGACGCGCTTAAATGCTTTTCCAGAGCTTTCACAGGGGCGAGTGATAAAACGTATAACCCATGATAATTCCTATGGTTTAGAGCCACAGGAGAGTGGCGTACAGGACTGGTTATTGCCATTGTCAGTACGCTATGAAAATACTTATGAAGTAATATAACAAGTAACAACCGGCTATCAATTGGAGATAGTCGCTAACCTACACAGCCTTTTAAAAGTTATAGGCAGAAAGGACATTTCTATGGCAGTTACAGGAAAAATTGACCGTAAATATATGGCTCATTATATTGATGCAGGTTCCCTCTGCGGAGGGCTGACACCAAAATATGAGCGTCTTGGAAAGGACCTGGAAGAGTACAATGTCGAACTCAATCCAGATACCGAAACATCTAAAAACATTCTTGGAGAATCCACATTCAAGCATAACGGCTACGAAGTTTCTTCTGACGCTGATCCGTTTTATGCAGACACTACTTCTGATCTGTTTACAGCATTGCAGAAGATTGTAGATGGACGTCTCAAAGACGACAACCTCAAAACAAAAGCAGTTGAAGTTCATCTCTGGACAGAAGCCACGGCAGGCAAGTATGAAGCATACCAGCAGGACTGCTACGTTGTACCGACTTCCTATGGCGGCGATACATCCGGCTATCAGATTCCGTTTACTGTGAACTACGTTGGCGAACGTGTAAAAGGAAAATTTGATATCAGTTCCGGTACATTCACAGCTGACAGCGAATAAGCACATATGCAAGGAGGGTACGCCAAATGGCAAAAGTAATTAATACAAAAATTGATGATGGAATTCTCATTTTCACATTCACTAACAACGAAGACGAAGTTTTTTCTTCTTTCAAATTAAATCCGACGGATATCAATGTAGCAGCACGCGCAGAGGAACTGACAGAATATTTTGAACAATTCAAAGATTCTATTCAGAAAGTCACTTCTGGTAAAGAAATGGCTGAACTGAATAAACAGATCGAAGACAAAATCAACTATCTTCTTGGCTACGAAGCATCAAAAGACCTGTTCAAAGAGCCGATCACAGCGACTACTGTTTTCGGAAATGGCCAGGTTTTCGCTTACATCGTTCTGGATAAAATCGTAGAAGCAATTGCACCGGAAATCGAAAAGAGAAAGAAGAAAATGCAGGCAGCAGTCAATAAGTATACGGAGAAGTATACAAAATGACCGCCTATGAGCTTCCCACCTCACTAAACATAAGTGGGGTGGATTTTTCTATCAGAACGGATTTTCGAGCAATTATTGATATTCTGGTCGCCATGAATGACCCAGAACTGGACGAGCAGGCGAAAGCAGTTGTTATGTTGCAGATTCTGTTTGAGGACTGGCAAAGTATACCGACTGAATGTCTGGATGAATCTTGTCAGAAAGCATCAGAGTTCATCGACTGCGGACAATCTGACGACAATCCGAACCACCCAAAACCCCGATTAATGGACTGGGAACAGGACGGAGATATGATCGTTCCGGCTGTAAACAAGGTTGCTGGTAAAGAAATCAGAGCAGTGCCATATATGCACTGGTGGACATTTTTTGGATATTTCATGGAATCCGGCGAGTGCCTGTTCAACACAGTTGTTGGAATCCGGTCAAAAAAGGCAAAAGGTGAACGCCTGGATAAATGGGAAAAGAAATTCTATCAAGAAAACAAGAACATTATTGACATAAAAACACGTCTCAGCGACGAGGAGCAAGCTTATAAAGATAAGCTAAATGAGATGTTGAACCTCAAATAGTTAGGAGGTGGACACATGGCTGCTGATGGCTCAGTCATTATTGATACCAGAATGGACACATCAGGCGTGCAAAACGGCGTATCAGCAATCAGGCAGTCTTTTAACGGACTTGGCAGCGTAGTAAAAAAAATAGGCGTACTGATTGGCGGAGCATTTGCGATTGGAAAACTGACGCAGTTCGGTAAGGAATGCGTAGAACTCGGCTCTAACCTTGCCGAAGTGCAGAACGTGGTCGATGTTACATTCACAACCATGTCGGACAAGGTAAACGAATTTGCAAAGAATGCTATGACCAGCGCCGGACTATCGGAGACTATGGCAAAGCGGTATGTTGGTACATTCGGGGCAATGTCAAAGTCGTTCGGATTCTCAGAAGCACAGGCTTATGACATGTCAACGGCTCTAACACAGCTAACCGGTGATGTGGCATCATTTTATAATATCAGTCAGGACCTGGCTTATATCAAACTGAAATCAGTGTTTACAGGCGAGACTGAGACGCTGAAAGATCTCGGCGTAGTAATGACCCAGTCAGCACTTGATCAGTATGCACTTGCAAATGGATACGGCAAGACCACATCTGCAATGACCGAACAGGAGAAAGTTGCCCTCCGTCTGGCTTTTGTGCAGAAACAGTTATCAGCTGCATCTGGCGACTTCATTCGTACTTCAGACAGCTGGGCCAACCAAGTGCGAGTAATGCAGTTACAGATGCAGTCTCTCAAAGCAACAGTTGGGCAGGGATTGATTAATATTTTCACACCTGTTCTGAAAGTAATCAATATTCTACTCGGTAAACTGGCAACTCTGGCAAATGCATTTAAAAGCTTCACAGAACTGATTACTGGCAAGAAATCATCAGGTCAGACAAGTGGAAGCGGAGCAGGGCTTGCTGGAACAGGAGCGATTGCGGATACAGCAGATCAGTATGGACAGGCAGCCGATAATGCAGAAAAACTGGCAGATGCCACGAACGACAATGCAAAAGCAACAAAAAAAGCGAATAAGGAAACAAAAAACTATCTTTCGTCACTTGACGAAGTACACAAGGTTAGTTCCACAGAGGGCACATCTTCAATTCCATCTGGTTCTGGATCCGGTGGAACTGGCTCTGGGGGCGGAGGATTGCCGAGTTCGGTTGGCAGTGTGGACTATGGCAGCCTGGCAGAGGGCGAAAACGCACTTGACAAGATTAGTGATTCTGCTAAGAAACTAGCCGACCTTCTTAAAAAACTCTGGAAGCCATTTAAGGACGCTTGGAAAAAAGAGGGTAAGAATACTATTAATGCGGCGAAAACCGCACTTGATGGACTCAAAAAGCTCGCTGTAAGTGTAGGTAAAAGCCTTGTAGAGGTCTGGACAAACGGCACGGGCACAACGATGCTTACGACCATGCTGAGGATTGCTCAGAACGTACTTAAGACCGTTGGGAATATCGCTTCCGGCTTCGCAGATGCTTGGAATAAGAACAATGTCGGAACACAGATTATCCAGAACATTGCAGATGCTCTTGTAGTAGTTATGCAGTTTGTTGAGAAAATCGCAGAGGATACAGCGACATGGGCGGCGAATCTCAACTTTTATCCGCTATTGGAATCTATCAGCAATTTAACCAGTACATTTGCTCCAATTTTAGAATCCATCGGAAATGTTCTTGAATGGATTTACAATAATATCGTTCTTCCGATGCTGAAATGGCTGATTGAAATAGGAATTCCAACAGTGATTAACCTAGTGTCTGATTTGTCAGGTTTTTTTGCAGACCATCAGTCAATCATTGAGGCATTCGGCGCAGCTCTGATTGGAGCATTTGCAGCAGGAAAGATCGCGGTACTGGCTAAAGGCATCAGCGGAAGTATTGGTACAATTATGACATATGGAAAAGGTCTTATAGCTCTGATGACTGGGGCGGGTGGAATTATAGGTGGTATTAAAGCTATCGCAACAGCTATCGGACCAGGGGGAATATTCGCTATTGCCGTTGGAGCTTGCATTGCGATTGGCGTTTTACTGTACAAAAATTGGGACAAAATCAAAGAAGTTGCAGGAATCGTAGCATCTGCTGTTGTTGGCTTCTTTAAAACAATGGGCAAAGGTGTAAGTATGATTCTTTCTGATCTGAAAGAAACCGTTACTGGAATCTTGGATGCGATAGGAACACTTGTTTCAAATGTCGTTTCTTCGATAGTTAAATTTGTTACTTCAAAGACGCGAGAAATGGCAGAAGCGGCAACCAGAAAAATTAGCGACATGAAAGAAAAAGCTTCAACTTTATGGAACGGTATGAAAGCCAATGCAAGAGAAACCTGGGAGAATATCGTGACGATTGTGGGAAATAAAGTCGCAGCTATCCGCGATGCTATTGTAAACAAATTTACATCGGCAAGAGACAGAGTGGTGGAAATTTTTGGCGGTATCCGTGATACCATCCGGGATATTCTAAACAAAGTCATCGGAATTGCAAACAGCGCTATTGGAACTGTAAACAGTGCAATCGGCGGCATTGAATCAGCATTTACATTTGGACCGTGGAAGGTTCCAACTCCGTTTGGATCAAGGACAATTGGATTTACGGCTAATTTCCCAAGAATTCCTACAATTCCATATCTTGCAAAAGGTGCCGTTATTCCGCCAAGATCAGAGTTCCTTGCAGTGCTTGGAGACCAGAAGAACGGACGCAACCTGGAAGCACCAGAAGACCTGTTAAGACAGATCGTAAGAGAGGAAACAGGTGCAAATCGGAATAGTGGCGGAAATTACAGATTTACCGCTCAATTGAACCGTAGAACGATATTTGATGAGATGATTGATGAAGCAAAGTTAAGACGTGACGCAAGCGGTACGAATCCGTTTGAGCTGGCATAGGGGGTGAGAACGTGGCATTTTCGATAAGCAAATCAATAACTGATAGATACAAGATAAATGGGCTTCTCATCCCTCAGCCAGATGAGGACATGCAGTGTAATTTTGAGACCACCTATTCAGAAGGAAGTAACCGAACTCAAAAAGGAGTTGCGCTAATAACTCCACTTTTTACAGTTATGCAATATAGCTATAAAGCCACCAATGTGCCAGTTGATGAGAAATCAACTAATCTGGTAAATGCAATTATTAAAGGAAAGCCATTCATTTTACATCACTGGTTAGCACACAAAAATGAATGGCGTTCAGAAAAGTTTTACGTGGGAAAAATGAATTACAACATAAAACAAGTTGGGGAATACTATTCCGAAATATCATTTAATATGCAGGGGGTGAATCCACTTGATTAATGTATCAAATACTTTTAAAGAAAAGTTGCAGGATGGTGAGCAAGTAATTGAAATCGTGGAGATCACCTTTGCTGACGGAACGACAAAGACACTTGAAAACGAGATTATGATCGGCAACAATGACTTTTCCGATTGTGCGGAGAGTAGTAGCTTCCCGGTCGGCGCTACAGTTTGCAAAACAATGAAGCTTGAACTGGACAATACAGAGGGTCAGTGGAAAGATTATAATTTCTATCAAGCTAAAGTGCATGCATATTTGAAGCTCCAGACTTCCGTTGCAGAACCAGCCAGTGAATCAATTTGGATGGATGTTTTTTATGAACCGATTTTAGACACTGATGGAAACAGCATAGTCCTTTCCAGAGCCGCCTCGGAAGACCGATACGAGACGATTGACAAGGGTATCTATACAATTACCACGCCAGAGCAATACGGCGAAATATTGAGCTTTACGGCGCTGGATGGCATGTATAAAACCAATGCTAAATATTATAGTGCTCTGACACTTCCACAGACAGTTATAGCGCTGGTAAGAGACGCTTGTGAGAGTTTGAATATCCCTATTGGATTTTCCTCTATGGCGCATGGAAATGTAATTGTCACAGCGCTCCCAGATAATATGACATTCCGTCAATTGATCGGATGGGCGGCAATGCTAGAGACAGCAAACGCCAGAATTGACAACAGAGGTTATTTGCAGTTTATAAAATGGAATTTTGGAGCTGTCGAAAACGGCTCCTTAGTTCCGTTTAAATTAGAGGATTACGTGAGTAGTCCTACACTTTCCAGTGATGATATTGTAATTACTGGTATCAGAGTAAAAAACAAAGAATCGGAATCCCTGTTTGGAACTGCTGGATATGTTCTGGAGTTGGAAAATAATCTTCTGTCTGACAGTGACCTCGGAACTGTAGCGGCATGGATCGGTGGCGATCTGGTCGGGGCTAAATTCCGAAATCTGCAAGGAGATCTGATTTATAATCCTCTGTTAGAGTTTGGAGACATGGCATATAGCTTTGATCGGAACGGAAATAAATATCTTACACCGATTACTGATGTATCATCTCCGTTAAATGGCATTACCACTGTAAAAACGCAGGCAGATGATCCCATCCGAAATAGCAGCACATATATGTCGGAAGCTACAAAAGCACTGGTAGAAGCTAGACAACTTGTTAAGGATGAACGCACAGAGCGCGAAAAAGCCGTTGAAAGGCTAGCAAATACGCTTAAGGAGTCTGGCGGGCTTTATATGACAGAAGATCCACAGGACGACGGTAGTGTAATCTATTATATGCACAATAAGCCGACTCTGGAAGAATCAGATATTGTATGGAAACTCACGGCGGAAGCCATTGGAATTTCTACAGATGGTGGAAAAACCTATCCTTATGGATTTACTGTTACAGGAGAAATGATTACAAGACTGCTATACGCCGAGGGAATCAATGCAAGCTACATCAATGCCGGCGCTTTAACTGTAAGAGATTCTGATGGAAATATTATATTCCAGGCAGATATGAATACAAAAAAAGTATATCTCGATGGATCCGTGCAGATAGGCGGCGGGAAGACCATCAATGATATCGAACAAACAGCTGAAAATGCAATGAAAGCAGCTGCGCTTGCTAAGAACATGACATTGCAATTAAGTAACGAATATCAAGGAATATCTGTTGATTCTAACGGGAATTACGAGACATTTCCAAACGGTGTAACTACACATGCTGTAGTAATGTACGGAACACAAGATATTACAGATGATTGTAATTTTATAATCACAAAATCAGATAGTATAACAGGAATCTGGAACAATTCAGCAAAGACATATACGGTAACGGGGCTGTCAGCCGATGATGGTTTTGTAGATGTTAGGGCAACTTATCTTAGTGCTTTGACGGTGACCAAAAGATTTTCCATTTCAAAAATTTATGCGGGAAACGATGGAAAGAACGGTCTTCCGGGAGAACCTGGACGAGATGGAAAAACAAGTTACACCCATATTGCTTATGCCAATAGCGCAGATGGTAAAACCGATTTTTCGGTGTCTGATAGTAACCGGGAATATATCGGTATATATGTTGATTTTGAACTACAAGATAGCACTAACCCGGATGATTATGCATGGACGCTTGTAAAAGGTGCAGATGGGGCAAATGGATCTCCAGGAAAACCTGGAACAGACGGAAGAACACCATATTTCCATGTAGCTTACGCAAACAGCGCGGATGGTAAGATGGGCTTTGATGTATCTGATAGCACTGGAAAAGAATACATCGGGCAGTATACAGATTATACGGAAGCCGATAGCACTAACCCCGGTGCCTATTCATGGACAAAGATTAAGGGAGAACAAGGAGTTCCGGGTAGAACATATTTTCTTGAAAGCCCATCATATGTTATTAAGCAACGCGCGAATGGCAGTGTAGCCCCGAGCTATATTACTTTGAGTGCTTGGTATCGCGATGGAAACGCGGAAACACGAACAGCATATAAAGGTCGTTTTAAAATCGAAGAATCCGTAGATGGGGAAAATTGGAAAACGGTATATTCTTCTGCGAAAGACGAAACAAGCGTTTCACATAATTTATATACGGTATTATCAACTAAAGCGGGAGGAATTATAACAACGGCTTCTGGAAGGTCAATTGGAATTCCAAGAGATGTAAGTGCCATAAAATGTACCTTATACGCGGCGGGTGGATTTTCACAACCATTAGATTCCCAAAGTATGGCGGTTGTAATTGATGTAGATGCACTTACACATGAAGAAATATTTAACCTCTTAACCAATGATGGCGCAATTAAAGGAATTTATAAAGAGGGAAATCAGCTATATATTTCGTTCACTTACGCCAAGGGTGGCACATTAAAGCTTGGCGGTAAAAATAATGGGTATGGGATATTAGAGGTACTGAACCGCCGTGAAACTGGATGGGCTAGTAAGCTTGATCCTGACGGATTAACCATATTTAAAGATTATGTAAATGAAAATAACTATAAATGCCTTATTTTTGATTCAAGCGGAATTAAGTACGGAGTAACCGATTCAGCAGGATTACTGAATCTAGAAATGCCTCTTTTGGTTAACGATAATGGCACAATGACCATTTTAACAAGTGATATTTATGGTTATTCTGATGATGGAAAAACAGCTTTTCAGTTTTTTAGTGGCAAAACAGTAAACTCAGGTTCCATGATAGTAAATGTTAAATCAGACTTTTATGATTCTGCTAATTTTCATAAGTCCGTTACGATGAGTGGTCTGCCGTGGAACTCTAGTGCAAGTGCAGCTGTTGTTTTTGCATCTGATATGAAAACTCTTAATGCGGCTGCTGCATCTTCGATTCGTTACAAATCAATAGGAAACGGAAAAAACATAAAAGAAGATGAACTGGAAGACCTCTACAGAATCAAGGTAATCTGGGCGAAGTACAAAGACGGATATTTATCCGAACAAGATGAACGCTATGGCAAAGAAATGCCGATGTTTATAGCCGAGGACATTGACCGAAGATTTCCATTAGCTGTTGACCATAATGAAAAAGGTAAAGCTGAAAACTGGAATTATCGCATTATGATCCCATGCATGTTTGCCATGCTGAAAAACGACCATGAGAAGGTTCTGGCATTGCAGTCAGATAACCAGATATTACTTTCTAAAATTGATGCTTTATCAGCAGAGGTAGAGCAGTTAAAAGAACTTATCAACAATATTTCACGAAAGGATTGATAAAAAATGTCTGAATCTATACCAAGTACACTAATATCAGCTCTCCCAGCAGCTACCAAAGTATCTGATACGGATATTGTGGTATTGGAGAACGGCTCTACAACCCAGAAGATTACTATAGCGCAGTTGAAAGAGGCGCTAGGGATTAATGCACTAAACACGAATTTTAAATTCTACAGTTCCTTATTTCAAATTGGATTAACAACAGCTGCAACATGGGATCAGATACTTATTAAATTAACTGATGGTACTGGAATAAAATTTGCTGCATGGAAATCAGACTATCCTAATTTATCAAATCCATGCACAGGTAGTAGGCAATTAATAACTGTTTGCAGATCATATTCAGGTTATTCTACTATAGAAGTGTGGGATATTGATAATAACGTTCGCCACTTTACAGCGCATAATGGAGATAACTATAGACCTTGGAAATCATACTAAAACCACGTTACACTCTATGTTTTTAATGCTGTTGACAATCAGCTGCATTTACGTTTCTTTGTATATAATCTACAAGTATCAACAAATGTTGCCCAATCACTACTGTATTGCCATCTAACTGTATATGTTCAAGATGAAATTGCAAATTCTGGAAAGCTTAATTGAGCATAATAAGCAATACTTGGACATCTTGTTGAATTGGACTATATACTTTTATTCTCCCAGTAATATTTACGTCTCTTGCAACAACGCAACCAGCTATATATTAAAACAAACCTATAATTAAAGGAGGGCAACAACATGCCAAAATGGACAGATTACACGATAAAAACAAGCCCCGCAGATAATGATGAAGTAATGGTACTTGATACCGTAGGCAAGGCAAACAAACGTCTTGGTTTGTCGGCGTTGTCAGATTGGATTTTGAATAAGCTTGCAGATAAAGTTTTTCAGAAGCTTGAGACAAGTAACAAAACGGTACTGGGGGCGATTAATGAATTAAATAGTAAGCACTCAAATCTTGTCTTGAAAGTAGACGTGACCAATATACAGGATTTGATAAGCAAAGCTTCATATGGCAGGTGCATTCTGTTCCACCTCTCTGGTGCTAACTATGCAGGGAATGATCTTCCTAT